CACTTGAGGCGACCAGAGATAAAGACCATGGAAAAATGAACAGAAACCGAGTAAAGCGAGAAATTCCCGGACGCCGACGGCGGTTTTCACCTTCCCGGCCCAGGCTGATACATGAGTTGAAAATCTTTTTATGATTTCCACTACATAACCTTATCCAAGTTGCTCTCGTTTCAAAATCGATAAACGGTGTTTGACTATCTGGCGGGATTATAAGGCTGAAATTTCTGAAAATAGGCGTTTGACACTCGGTGACACTGGGTGACACCTGAGAGCAAAAGAAAACGCTTGGATGGCTATTTTATGGCACACTCTTTGTCTTTTAATTGCGAAGCGAACCACTGTTCGATTGCCTGAACCGTCGTTGTGGGTTTTGAGGCAATAAAACGGATAGGGAAATGCTTCTCTTTAATAAGTTTCAAAATGGTATTGCGGGAAAAACCCGTATTGGTTGTGATACTTTTCCATCCAGTAAGCATTGCTCTCCTTTCTCCTATATATTCATGTCACTATTTTGCTTTTGCGCCCCGACGCAGGGCAACTAAGACAAGCGGATACATCTCGCTTGCACTCGTCACACTCTGCCGGCAGGTGTGCTGCGGCGACCAGGCCGTCTTGTCGTTGTTTTTTAAATGCCGCCTTTACATTTTCCTCTGTCGCCTCGATTCCATATAATTCTCTGAAATATATAGGATTATTCAACATATATTTCACAAAACCGAAAATGGTAGCACGATTTACATTTTCATAAATCATTGATCATCCTTTCCATTATTCGCTGTATTTGATAATTTAGTCAAAATTCAACTCCGTCCTCTTTTCTTGCAGATCATCAAGGTTTCCGCCTTCACTTTCCGGGTCAAACGCTGACGGTGGGCTTTCAGAGACGCGATTTCTCCATGCCTGAATCATTTCTTCTCGTGATAATTTATCGCTCAACTTCCTTATTCTCTTGGCGGTTTTTCGAGAAACAGGAACCGTTGTTTGCCCGAAAAAATTAATTGCAAGACCATCTTCTTCGTCGCCCTCACACTTTTTCATATACAAGGCAACAAATTGATTCAAAATAGATTCGGCCTCATCATCAGATAACTCATAGCCTCTTTGTGCGGCAACCTGCTTTATATCGGCAATGGCCGCAGCCTTATCGGTCAAGTCGCTCAAGGTCTTTCCTCCTTCCCGCCAGCTTTATCAATATCCCCTGTGAGCCACGTTCCTTCAGCTTTACGAACAAGCCATAGGGAGAATTCTTGATAGCATCCCTTCTTTCAAACCATGCCCCGGTAATTCTGATGATGCCGGACATGACAAACACGAATAGTATTAAGATGGAGGCTTCAGTCATTACCTTCCTTTCTCAGCACTTCGATGTCCATGCTGTCATCCAAGGTAAGCACATTGATGTCGAACCCGCATTCTTTGAACCGCTCTTTGAGAACTTCCCTTCTTTGTCATGATAGACTTATCATTTTTTTCATCTCTTCATAGCTTTTTCCGTCATAAGCCGACCGGGTAACAGATTCCTCGATAATGCCACAGGCCATGACAGCCGCGATTATGCCATCAATCCGCCCCCCGCTGCTCGGCTTAATATATTTTTTATTATCCGCCGCGTCTTCATCGGCAACGACATTTGCAGCATTCCAAGTAAGACATGGGTTTGAGTCGTGCCTTATGGTTGCATCAAGCAATTTCTTTTCAAACACCTTAATGGCCGGAGACATGGATTGATATCCCTGCCCAAAATCAACCATCTCTGGAAGGGTGACACCCATTCGGGCCAGATCCTTGTTGAAGTTTTTTATATTCCATCGGTCAAAGGCGATTTTCTGGACATCGTATTCTTCACACAGATCTTTTACATCGATGATAACGAATTCATATTCGATAGATGCCCTATTCTTTATTTCCTTGACATAACCTGCGTCACGCCATGCGATATATGGCACATGATCTTGATCAGCCTTTTTGAAAAGCCCAGATCCGGGAACCCAAAACCAAACCTTTAAACGCCAAAATGGATCGTTTGCCAATGGCTCAAAAATGAGAGCAAATGCCGTAAGGTCGTCAACCGCCGACAAGTCAAGACCGCCCCAACACCTCCGCCCTTTCAAAATTTCCGTTGAATAACCCTTGTCGGCGCAAGCATCCCAAACCTCTTTTGATATTGCCGGATTTTCTGATTCGGTCCACTGGCAGAAACAGAGGCGCTTGACGGTCGCCATTTTAGAGGGCAACCCCCTTCCCTCGATTACCTGCCCCCTGATATAATCATAACCGGGAAGGCCATATTTTATTGATGGATTAACCTTTTCCCATATATTTTCGTCTGTTAGATAACGGTCGTCTTTAATATCTTCATCGTCAAAGCTACAGATATAAGCGAAAAATTCATCGTTTTGCTCTTGCTCACATGATACCTTTGTGCCTATATCGTGGTATTCCCAACAGACGGATGTTTTATCATGGCCGCTATTCGTGATCATAAAGCTAAGGGGCTGCCGTCGGAACTTGAAGCCGGCGCGAAGCATCTCAATAACTGTCCCGTCTTTATGTTCATGGATTTCATCTAAGAGCGCCATGTGAGGGCGAGGCCCAGACTGTCCCTTTTTTTCTGAAGAAATAACCCGAAAAAATGACCCCTTTTCAAGATATGCAAGATTCCATCGCATTGCCCCGGTCCCGGATGCAACAAGACGCTCTTGAAGTTCCGGCGATTGGTCATAGAAGGCGACGGCATCACGAAAGAGGACCATTGCTTGATCTTTATACGTTGCTGCCGCATATATCTCCGCACGCGGTTCATTATCTGCCACGAGCCCTTTTATTCCTACGGCGGCGCAGAGGGGGCTTTTCCCGCTTCCTTTGGCTGTTTCTATAAACGCAACCCGGAACCGCCGCATTCCATCTGCCTTACGCTTCCAGCCAAAAATACTGCCCACGACAAACGCTTGCCATGGCAAGAGCAAAAACGGAACGCCTTCATACTGGCCTCCATTTAAGCATAAGCACTCCTCAATGAATGCTATGGCTTCCGCCGCATCATTCTCGTCATAGCGAAACGGATATTCCGGATTCATGTCAGCCTTGTCCCGATCATTTTTATGCCGCTGGCAGGCGCCACGAACAAAAGGACCTGCGATAATTTCCCCGTCGATGACAGACAAAGCATAAAGAGTTGCGCGATCGGTAATTTTATTATTTTTTGCCATTATTTAAAAAATCGGTCCTTTTTGTTTTCCTCTTCCTGCGGAGGTTCGCCAACCTTTACCCGGCTTCGGCTGCTTGGGGTCATGCCCATTTCAACAAGACATTTCATCATTTGTTCTTTGGCTTTATTGACTATGGGGAAATAAGGATTTTGCTCCGCATAACCATTCTTTGTTATCCGCACCATCCCCATCTCTTGGATTTTCTTCGTTGCCTGTGCCCAGGTAGAAAACGCCTCGCAATACATGGCAAAAACGGCCTTGTCGAGTTTTGTAAGAACGCCAAGCGGTTCAAGCTCTTTCGCCATTCGGCGCCATTCAGCCCTTGCCTCCTTATCGAGATGGCGCGGACATTGCGGTATCGCAGAAGGTGGCTGCGGTTCTTTATCCCGAGGCTTTTCATGGGTGTATCTCGTGCCGCCGCGAATATCGACAATCTTTGACGGAGTGGGTTTCCGGCCTTTCATGACGCGCCTCCTTTGGTCCATGGATGATTAGGATCAATGGGCATTCCATTGACATCGCATCCTGGCAATGCCCCGCTTTTCTCCTGGATTTGTTTATGTCTTGAATGGCATGAACGGCAGACGCTTTGATGATTGTTGCGATCTATGAAGAGATTCCAGTCGTTTCTGAAGGGTATTTTATGGTCTACGGTATCGGCTACGGTGAGCTTATCAACCATTTCACAAATGCAGCAAAACGGGAATTCGGCCAACTGCAATGCCCTGAGTTTTTTCCAAACCGGAAGATAATACCAAGGATGATTACTCACTTGTCCTTTTTCTCCTTTAGGATGGAAAACTCATGGTTGCATTTCGGGCAAATAATTATTTGTGGTTTCTCTGGCGGCTCTTCATCGCTTGAACCATCCGGACCCTCTGGGGGCTCATTGCTCCATGATTTCGGGATATCAACGCCCCACTCGGCCAACGGCAACGAATCCCACTGAGATCCAAGCAACTCCATGTCCCATTCGCCAAACTGCGAATTGTCCTTAATTATAAATTCCCTTTTCTGTTCAGGCGTTAATCCCTTAACGATCTTTGCAATACAATCATCTTCCCCGATCTGCCGCAGTCCAAGCAGCCGCATGTTGCCACCGAGCGCCGTCATTGTCTCGTCAACGACAATTTCTCTCATTTTCATCATTTCAGGGAATTCTTTTAGGCTTTTAACGAGCCGATCCATATCGGCATTTGAAATTGTTCGAGGATTTTCTGGATTTAACTTAATTGATGACAATTTTACTTTTTTTACTTCGACAGTAACCATTTTTCTCCTTTCTTTTTAA